GTATTTGAAAATTGCAAATTCGATAACGAAATGATAGAAATTGATACGGATAGTAGTGTAACCTTCTTAGGTATGGAAGAACAAAAAGAAGAGAAAAACAAAGTACGTATTCAAGAACTACTACAAAAGAGAAAACAAAGGGAAAGTAAAATATAAAATTTTTTAAAAACAATAATATATGGACAATCTAATTGATAGTGTCACTAAAGACATTCGTTATGTAATAAAGAGAAGTGGGGATAAGGTAGTTTTTAAATCTGAAAAGATTGAAATGGCTATTTTAAACGCGATGAAAAGTATAGATAAAGTAGACGAGAGTATGGCTGAAAAAATTGCTAGACTCACAACTAAAAGCCTTTTCAGGGGTAATAAAGAAAGAGTTCCTAATGTGGATGAGATTCATGATATGGTAGAGAATAAATTGATGGATAACGGGTTAAATGATGTGGCAAAGGAATACATTATTTATCGCTCTAAAAATCGACCTAACATTTTTTCAAAAAGAACTAATCTTAAACCTTACGAGTACCCAAACTTAAATGAATATGTGGACGCAATTAGACACTCCTATTGGGTACACACAGAATTTAACTATACGTCTGATATCCAAGACTATAAAGTACATTTAAATGAAAAAGAAAAATCGGCAGTTGAAAGAGCAATGTTAGCGATTTCACAAATTGAAGTGGCGGTTAAATCATTTTGGGGTGACATTTATAAAAGAATGCCGAAACCTGAAATTGGTAATGTAGGGGCGACGTTTGCTGAATCAGAAGTGAGACATGCGGATGCTTACTCACACCTAATCCAATTACTAGGACTTAATGGGGAATTTGAAAATTTGTTAGAGGTCCCACAAGTAAGAAGAAGAATTAAATACTTAGAAAAGGCTATCTCAAACTCTAAATCGGTCGATGATAAAGAATACTTTGAGTCTATTGTGTTATTCTCAATGTTTGTTGAAAACGTATCACTATTTTCACAATTTTTAGTTATTATGTCATTTAATAAACATAAAAATAAATTAAAAGGTATTAGTAACGCAGTTGAGGCGACATCTAAAGAAGAGAATATCCATGCGGAATTTGGGTTTGAATTAGTTAATTTAATTAAAAAAGAAAACCCTGATTGGTGGACACCACAATTAGTTGAAGATTTAGTTATTGCAACTAAAGAGGCTTATGATGCGGAGACTGAAGTAGTTAATTGGATTTTCGAAAAAGGTGACTTAGAATTTTTAACTAAAAAACAAACAATGGAGTTCATTAAACATAGATTTAACGTATCTTTGAATTCTATAGGTGTTGATAGTATTTTTGAAATTAATCAAACACTATTAGAAACCACAGAATGGTTTGATGATGAAATTCTAACTACAAAACATACTGACTTTTTTAATAAAAGAAGTATTAATTACAGTAAAAAACAGAAATCAATAACATCTAACGATTTATTTTAAAAACAATAACAAAACAATAATATGAAAAATAGAAAACCTTTTAATTGGATTAATGAAGAATCAGTTACGTTTCTTCGTAGAGGTTATTTGAGTGAGGGTGAAGAACCTTTAGATAGAATAAAAACAATTGCAGAACACGCAGAAAAACTATTAGGTAAAGAAGGATTCGCCGATAAATTTTACGACTATATGAGTAAAGGATGGTATTCACTATCATCACCAGTATGGGCAAATTTTGGTAAAGAAAGAGGATTACCTGTTAGTTGTTTCGGTTCTAATGTCAGTGATAGTATAGAGTCAATTCTATTTACTCAAGCTGAGGTTGGTGAGATGAGTAAAATGGGTGGAGGTACTTCAGGGTATTTCGGTAACATTCGTGGTCGTGGAGCTAAGATAACTGATAACGGACATGCGCCAGGAGCGGTTCACTTTATGAATCTTTTTCAAAGTGTCGTGGATAATATTTCACAAGGAGCAACACGTAGAGGTAGGTTCTCACCTTACTTACCTGTTGAACATCCAGACATTATGGAGTTTTTAGAGATTGGTACAGAAGGTGCTTCAATCCAAGATTTGACACACGCAGTGACGGTAACCGATAAGTTCATGGAAGAGATGATTGCAGGTGATGACGATAAAAGAAAAGTATGGGCAAAAGTAATCCAAAGAAGAGGTGAAATTGGTTATCCGTATATTATGTTTCATGATACAATGAATAACAACGCACCTGACGTTTATCAAGATAAAGGAGCTAAAATATATAACTCGAATCTTTGTTCTGAAATTGCATTACATAATTCTGAAGACGAATCATTTGTTTGTGTTTTGTCATCTATGAATGTACTTTATTATGATGAGTGGAAAGATACTGATGCTGTTGAAACTATGGTTTATTTCTTAGATGCGGTCGTTACTGAGTATTGTAATAAATTAGAAGAATTAAGAGACAACGGGACGAGAGAAGGTAAAATGGCGTTTATATATATGGAAAAGGCTTATAACTTTGCTAAAAGACAAAGAGCACTTGGTTTAGGTGTTTTAGGTTGGCATTCACTTTTACAATCAAAAGGATTAGCATTTGACACAAGAGAAACTGCTAAACTTAATGTTGAGGTGTTTAAAACCATTAAAGATAAATCATACAAGGCGTCAGAAGAATTAGCTGAGATATTTGGGGAACCTGAATATTTAAAAGGTTATGGTAGAAGAAATGTTACACTTAACGCAGTTGCACCAACTACTTCTTCAGCATTTATTCTTGGTCAAGTATCACAATCTATTGAACCTATTTGGTCTAACTGTTACGTTAAAGACGTTGCGAAAATGAAGGTTACGATTAAAAATCCGGTATTAAAAGAATTGTTAGGTACTATGAATATGGATAATAAAGATACGTGGGACAGTATTAAAAAGGGAGATGGTTCGGTACAACATTTAGATTTTTTAAGTGACGAACAAAAAGATGTTTTTAGAACATTTGCAGAAATTAATCAATCATCAATTATTAATCAAGCGGCAATAAGACAGGATTATATAGACCAATCACAGTCATTAAATCTAATGGTTTCACCTGAAATGCCGACTAAAGACGTAAATAAGTTACTTATTGACTCATGGAAGTTAGGGGTAAAAACACTATATTATCAACATTCAATGAATTCGGCACAAGCATTTGCTAGAAAAAAATTAAATTTAAATGATTTGCAATGTGTTGCATGTGAAGGTTAAGGGATAAAATATAGGGATATTATATAAAAAGGTTGGATTCGTCTAACCTTTTTTCTTTTATATTTAGATAAAATAATCTGTGTTTATATTTATGAGATATGGCAGACGGTAAAACATACGGAGTATTTTTTCCTTTTAGAGATAGTTTACAAGGGGACTACCTTAGATTGACTCAATCTACTGATGAGGAGATTAGGGCAGATTTACTACATTTGATACTAACTAGAAAGGGGAGTAGGTACTACTTACCTGATTTTGGTACTCGAATTTATGAGTTTATATTTGAACCAATGGATGGACCCACATTTGACGCAATTAAGGCGGATGTTAGACAGGCGGTGGATAAATACATCCCTAATCTACAAATAAATGATATTTCAATACAACCATACTTAGAAGCCGAACCCTTACCAGGGGAAATAAATTACGATGAATTAGGTGGTCAGATATATAAGGTAGCGGGACAAGGGACTCAAGAGTACACCGCTAAACTAAGAATTGACTATACAATTGTTAATGGTACATTTTCATCTAAAGATTTCGTTATCATTAATATTTAATAATATATGGCTAATCGTAAAATATCATACACAGACAGAGATTTTCAATCCTTAAGACAGGAATTGATAAATTATACACAACAGTATTACCCCGAATTAATTGGTAATTTTAATGATGCCTCCATTTACTCAGTGTTTATGGATTTAAATGCGGCTATTGGAGATAACCTACATTATCACATGGACCGTAGTATACAGGAGACTGTACTTCAATATGCACAACAAAAATCTTCATTATATAATATCGCTAGAACTTACGGTTTAAAAATACCTGGTAATCGACCATCAATCGCTTTAGTCGATGTATCTATTACTGTACCTGCGTTAGGTGACCAAGAAGATGAAAGGTATTTAGGTACTATGAGGGCGGGTTCACAATTTATTGGTGGTGGACAAGTATTTGAAAATCCTAACGATATCGAGTTTAGCACACAATATAATAGTGAGGGTTACCCCAATCGGACTAAAACGCCAAACTTTGATGGGAATAATCGATTAATTAATTATACTATGACTAAACGAGAGGTCGTAGTGAATGGGTTAACTAAAACTTTTAAAAAAGTTATTAACAATAATGATGTTAGACCATTTTTTGAGTTTTTCTTACCCGAAAAAAATGTTATAAGTATAACTTCTCTGATACAAAAAGACGGAGTTAACTACCAGTCTCCTCCAACTTATGATGAATTTATTAGTTCACCTAATAGATGGTACGAAGTGGATGCGTTAGCTGAGGCTAGAATATTTGTTGAAGACCCAACTAAACCTGCTGACAAACCAGGTATTAAAGTTGGTAAATATATTGAAACCGAAACTAGATTTGTATCGGAATATACGCCTGAAGGTTATTGTAAAGTAAATTTTGGGGGAGGGACTACGACTCCTGAAGAACAATTACAAGAGTTCACAAGAACAGGAATTCCATTAAGGATTCAAGATTACCAAAACAATATTGGGCTAGGTGTGACCGTAAGAGCAAATACTACATTATTTGTTCAATATAGAATTGGTGGGGGTAAAGCTTCTAATGTTGGGGTTGACGTACTTACTCAGTTTGGAACAACTTATTTTGATGTGAATGGACCATCGAGTACCATAAGTCAAAATGTGATTGAAAGTTTGAGAGTTACTAATGTTACCGCGGCTATTGGAGGTGGGGACTTACCTACAACTGAAGAAGTCAGGAATATGGTTTCATTTAACTTTGCGGCACAAAAAAGAGCAGTAACTGTAAACGATTATAACTCATTAGTAAGAACTATGCCAAGTAGATATGGTGCACCAGCTAAAGCGGCGATTACTGAAGAAGATAATAAAATAAAGATTGAAATTCTTTCGTATGATAATCAAGGTAAATTAACTGAGTCGGTGTCAAACACTTTAAAACAAAATATTGCCAATTATTTATCACATTATAGAATGATAAATGACTACATTTCAATATCTAGCGCTAATGTAATTGATTTAGAGTTTGATTTGTCTGTAGTTATGGATTCAACTCAAAACCAAGGTCAAATTATTACGAATATAATTAATTCTGTTGATAGTTATTTTTCACCACAAAAACAACAACTAGGGTTTAATGTTAATGTTTCTGATGTTAGAAGAATAGTTCAAGATATTCCTGGTGTTATATCACTTTCAGATTTAAAAGTTTTTGGTAAAGTTGGGGGTAGGTATTCTAATTCACAAACATCTCAAAGGTATTCTGACAGTCAAACAAAACAAATACAGTTAGTTGACGATACAATTTTCGCTCAACCAAATCAAGTGTACCAAATTCGTTTTCCTAATAACGACATTAAAGTTAGGGCTAAGTCACTTAAAAATGTCGACTTCTCTTAAATCTATCCATATACTTTTGACAAAATCAAATTAAAATTAAGATGAATAACTATTTATCTTAAAAACTAATTATGCCAAAATCTATTAGAATAAGAACAGAACCAGGTGTTGATAGAAATATTAACGTTAAAATTGACCAAGATTTTGATTCTTTAGAGATTCTATCTTTAAAATTAAGACAAGAAGACCTATACACTCAGTTTTGTGCTGATTATGGGGTTGTTGTTGGACGTGTCATAGCCAATGGTGGGTTCGGTATACCTAATGCCCATATATCTATTTTCATACCCTTAGACGGTGTAGATGAAAATGACCCAATCATTTCTACTTTATATCCATATAAAACCCCTACGACTAAAAATGAGGACGGTTATAGATATAATTTATTGCCTTATAAGGACGAATACTATGGTCACAACGCGACGGGTACGTTCCCATCAGTCGATGATGTGTTAACTCGTAAAGAAGTTTTACAAGTTTATGAAAAGTATTATAAGTATTCTGTAAGAACTAATGATTCGGGGGATTTTATGATTGTTGGTGTACCGTTAGGTAGTCAAAAAATTGTAATGGATTTAGATTTATCTAATATTGGTGAGTTTTCATTAAGACCATCTGATTTAATAAGAATGGGTAGGGGGGTAAAATCACAATTTAGTGGTCAATTATTTAAAGACTCTAAGGATTTATCATCGTTACCTCAAATAGTAAATGAAATAAAAGATATTGACGTTAGTTCGTTTTGGGGTCAAGATGAAATGTGTGATGTTGGGATAACTAGAGTTGATTTTGATTTATCAGACCAAGGAATCGAAATTACTCCTCATTCAGTTTTTATGGGTTCAATTTTTTCATCGACAGATGATGAATATATTAAAGCCACTTGTAGACCCAAAAATGATACAGGTAATTTATGTGATACTGCCGCGGGTCCTGGAGAAATTTTAGCTATAAGACACACAATCGAGGAAGATGTAAATGGTGACCCCGTACTTGAACAGTATCAGTTAGAAGATGGGGGTAATGTTGTTGATGATAACGGAGCTTGGTTAATAGATTTACCAATGAATTTGGACTATATGACCACCAATGAATTTGGTGAGAGAGTAATTTCAGTCGACCCAACAATAGGTATACCAACTAAATCTAAATATAGGTTTAAAATTAAATGGCAAAATGAGGCGGGGTTACAATCACAAATCATGAGAGCCAATTATTTAATACCAAATATTAAAGAACATTGGGGTAATAGTCCACCATCAAGTGGTGGTTCCTTTAAAGACTTAAATAAGTCTTATTCTTTTTCATTAGATTGGTCAGATTATTATGATAAAGACGCTGCAATAAAATGTGAAGATACATTTTATTTATTTGGATTTAATAAAGTTTATACGACTGCGGCGCACATAGACCGTTGGAAATATGGTCTTGGTAGGGCGTCTCATTATGGGATAAAAGAAATATTAGATAAACAATGTGCGAGCGAGAATAATCGTTTTCCAATAAATGACGGACAAAGAAACTTTGATTTTATATACTTCGTATTTAATATATTATTAACTGTTATATCTCCTGTTATTTTTGTAATTATACCAATAATGCATGTATTGGCGTTATTATATCCTGTAGTTAGGGCTATTGTTAATTTTTTCGTGATGATTTTAAATCCGATAATAAAATTAGTATGTAAAGCAATTGCGTTTTTTAGTAGAAGAGTTAAAAAAAGTGATTGTGATAAAAAGGGTTTAAAGAAAATGTCAAAAGAAAACCCCTTTAAGAGGTTAACTTTACCTATGATTACTTATCCTGACTGTGAGGCGTGTGCATGTGAAGATATTAATATGGATGAGGTTGAGGGTAATGATACCATTGATAGTTTTGAGGTTGCCTTTGAAAATGCTAATAACAGTGATTTATCTGATTTTGTTAGTATAGGTGCTTATGAACCAATTGAGTGTGGTGGTGGTGGTAATGAATGTTATGCTTGTTATGGGAACAGTAGTGATGGTGATGGATACGCTGAACAATATAATATGGTTATGTTTTCAGGTTATGACCCTGATTATCCAACGGAAGATGGGTATTATAGTCTTAGTCCCGATATGGTTAAAAGTCCATTTGCATTAAGTAAAATACCTTTGTCAGGTGCAAGAGTCGTTAGAACTACCGTTAACACTAGTTTACCTCAGTCAATAAACTTAATAAATCAGAGGGAACGGTACTTTGATACTTTGAGCGATGGAGTTACTACCAACCCTACACAGAATCGTATGCAAGTTGAAGTTCGTAATAACCAATTTGCAACCTTACCTAATCCACCGTCTAATCCATCTCCAAATCAAACTTTTAACCGTTATGAAGATATGCCAATCATTATTGTTACAGACGGTAACGTTGACTACACTCCGGGACAATTATTAACTTTTGTTGATAGTGAATTAATTGAAGACCCTAATTTAAATAATACTGGATTAACAGTTAACCAATATGGTTTTCAAAGTATATCGGGTACTATGGTTTCAAATTCTTCGGCCTACATTCAAAAGAATATTACTTATGCTAACCCAGCAGGTGGTGGTTCTTTAACAAAACAACTATACCTATACTCTCCTATAGATGGTAACTCATATAATTTTAAATCGGGTATGGAGTATTATCAGGTTATAGGTAAAAAAACAATAGATGAGGCAACAGGTCATACCGTGTCTGTGGCTAATGAGAGCGAATCGATTTTACATAATTACCTTCTTGATTATAGACAAATACATCTTTGTCAAAACAATTATACTTTTGGCGGTCAAAGTCCCACATTTACAGCTTACACTAAAAAACCTAGAGACTATTTTGACAGTTTTGCTGGTCAAAATATTTATTTCCTTACTAGAGGTGTTGACCCATATTCTCCAAGACAGACTATGTCATTTGATTTATCTAAATTATTTGGTGGTGATTATGGTGACCCCAACTACAGTTCTTTGCTTACGTTTACTGGAGAATATTATCCAAATATTCCAATACAGGAGAATAGTAACGTGGCAGATGAGTATACACCTAAACAACATTTTCAATTAAATGGTAGTGCTAATCCATCTTTTTCTGATACAAATAATACTGATACTGATTTATTTCACTCATCGTTTTTATTTACACCTAGCACTCAACCTTTGGGAGGTACAGGGGCAACGGCAAATTTAGGGGCGTATTCATCCTTTACCTCCACAGGATTAGCATATTATTCGTCATTAGGTACAGAATGGGATAATAATTTTTGGGGTACTGGAGCAATTGGAAGTAATGGTGAAACGGTAGAAACTGATACTGTCAATGTTAGTTCTGGTGAACAATATGAATATATGTCAGTTAATTCCTATCAAGATAATGGCATCTACCCATTACATTTCCCTCAGGGACGTATAGATGGGGCATCATATCAATGGACAGACACAAGCCCAAATGATGTTTTTAATAGTTCAAATGAAAAAAATTACACAGTTTCACCATCCTATTTTGCTGGTAACGTAACGGCTCCTGAAATGGATATGGTTGATTCAACCCAATTAGTATTTAGGTCAGATAGGTTACCTACATCTTCAAATAGAGAAACAGGACCGTTACGGGGATATCTACAGGATTTTCCTTTACACCTTAATGAGTCGTTTATGATATTTACTATATCAGATACCGGACAGAGTACAGGGGTACCTAATGGTGGAGGAAATACCGCTACCGATAGTTCAGGTGCTAGCGGTGATTTTAATGCGGACCCAAATTCAAACGCGTTACCTAATGGGGTTTTGGAAAGTTTCACTTGTAATGGATTAAAAGTTTTAGGTTGTTACAATGGTTCAGGAGATGACTTTGCAGTTTCAGACCCATGTGATGATGACGACAGAACACAAGGTGGTTGTTATGTATTTGTTGATAATCCATTAGTGTTAAGTATACCTAAAGATTTTAAATTCTTCCTCGAATGGAGAACTAGATTTAGATTTATGTTTGGTGCGTGTAGAGGGGTGATAGGTCACATGTTCCAAAATAATTGGGTAAACGGTACTTTATATATGCCATCATTTCAGAAGAAAACTTTCTATGATAGTGATAATGAGGTAAAACGATATAAATTCTGTGGTGACTCACAAAGTCAACAAGGTTGGTTTGGAAGCGATAGTAAAAAGAATTGTGGTCCAATATATTTTAATACAGATACTAATTCATTCTTTTATAGGTCGGCGCCTTACTACCAAGGTAATTTTAAACCTCAGACACAATGTGATGGAGGGACTTTTGGTGGTTTAATGACGATTGGGGCAAATGAAGGTAATATATGGCAACCAACCACTATTATGGATTTGGGACCAAAAACAGATTTTTTAAAAGAAATTTTATTAACACCAGAATTTCAAGGGTATATTATTGATGAAGTTGAATCAACATCATATCAAGATGTATCAGGGATATTAAATTTATTTATTATCTCAAGATTAATTGACGCATCATTCCTTGAACAATTGTTAAGTGCAAAAGACGCTTCCATACAAACGCTATTTTCAAGAGATGGTGGGGGGGATTTAAGACAAAGATTCTTTGATTCTAGAGTGGATGGTGATTATGCTCAAATGTGTTCTATTAATACTGAGTTTGGTACTTTACCATATCTTTCAGGTAACTATCTAGATGAGATATCAGTTGCTGGTGGTATCTTCGGTATATGGTTTACCGGTAGTACTATAAGTGAGTTTGACCAAATCCCTACAGTTGGTGACAGAAGAATATTAGGTCCGGGTCAAATTACGTTTGCGGAAAATCCCCCGTTGAATCAAATTACTGCAAATGAATTTAATTATCCTGGAACACAAGTTGTTCCATTTTATACTTGGGAATACCAAAATGGTGATTTATGGGGAGGTGAAGAAAATACATGGCATACCCAAGACTGTATAGTGGAGAGGTATCAAGATGAAAAATTTGACGGAGCAAATGGGTACCCCAAACCTAGCAGTGGATTACCTACTGGATATATATTTAATAGACCAATCAACGATTACCCTGGCAACGGGGCACCTAACGGTACAAATGATGGTTATCGAGTTGGTTCACCATTTCAAAATTATTTTGGTTTAAAAAAGGGAAAAAGTGCAATGAATTTATTCATAACTAAATATATGTTTAACGCAGACTTAAATGGGTAATCAGAAAAATAATGAAACTATAAGGATAGTAAGAGGTTCAGATAGATATGCTGGTGCACCTGATACTGATTTATTTATTCAAGTACCAATAGAGAACACTAAAAAAAGTATAATAGAAGGTGACAGGACCGTTATATTAAACTTAGAGGAAAGGTTTGACCATGAAAGGCAGATATCAACTAAGTTTAGAATTGCTGGTAAAATAGTTAATTTATTTGATAATATAGTATCAGGAAAAACAAATAATTACTACCCATTTGAAGATGAATTATATTTAATTAATCCTCTTAAATCGGTACAGGATGCGGGGGGGGTAATTCAAAACGCGATATGGACAGGGTATCCACCATATGATGAATTTAATTTTTTTAGGACAAGTGGAATACCAAATCATGTTACCTACCGTAGTAAAAGTGCGTCTACATATAATTGGTCAACATACCTAACATATCCACATACTAATGATTATAATCAGTATATGACATATACGGATGAAGATAGTGGTACTCCACCTAATAAAATAACATTCCAAGTGTCCGAAGGAATACCTTATATTATTAAAAATCGTGTCGTAAATGGTAAGAATATGATAAGTTTCTATTGTGGTTACAAACATAATATAAATCCGGGGGATTACATTTATTTACAAACACCTGTTAATGGGTCTAATTTGTTAGAAGTTTACAGTTTAGGTAATCAAGCCTATGGTAATGATGATAAAATTCTTAATGTTTATAATTATGGATTTACGGGGGCAACGATTAGTGATGATTTTATGGGTAACTTAAAAAGAGTGATAAATCCAGCCAATACAGGTGAAACGACCTCTAAATATTATGTTAGAAAACATAAAACATTAACAGAAACGTCTAATGTTGATTTAACAAGAATGGCTTTTGAAATAAACAATTTCCCTATTAAAAGAAAATTAGAATACTCCGCATTAACGCCTAATGAAGTTACAAGAATATCGGTTAAAGATGGTCGTGGTAGTTTTGGTGTGTCATTTGATAAAGATATTGATATAATCCCATTAATGGATAATTTAGACCGACCTGTTACTGAATTATTTATCACTATAGTTAATAAAGGTTACATGGGATATTTTAATAGTCCAACACAAACTCAGCCAACTAAAGGATTAGAAGTGGGGTGGAGCTTTAATTTTTTAAGTGATACTATGGATACGTGGTGGTCTAAAGCAAATGTTAATAATAAAGATAATATTAATACTGACTTTTATGAAAGGGCGGGAGATAACGGATTAAATCTGAGGTTTTACTATAATAAAGACTTACCTCTTGGTACTGAATTAAAGGGTGATGTTTGTGAGTGGAATGAGTATGACCAAAAAGAAACTGTTGTGTCACCAATTTCTCATAAATATTCATTCAACCCATCGTTTTTTACAACTAATGGGAGTACTAATTTACCTGATGGATATACATATAACCCCCACCATTCAGTAAAATTAAGAGTATATTCAGACTATATTGAAGTGGGTGATAAAAACGATGTCAGTGGGGTGCCCGACTATTCATTTTTTTCTAATTATGAGGGACAATGGAGATGGAGAGATATTTACTCATATGGGTTTATAGATTCTAGTGGCAATGGAGTTAACCATCCATTTCTAAATGGGGAACATTACCCATTTGCTGACGTACTATTTTTACAAACACCACTAATGAAAAACAACAACGTTTTTAATAACATAATCTTCCAACCAATAATTGATAATTGTGAATAAATTTAGACTTACTGTTAATAATGGGGATACCTACCTTAACCTGCCTCTTGAAATTGATTTTGATAATTTTGGTAGGGAGGATTTAATTAAACAATATGAGAATGATGTCCTTGAGGAGATAATTAATCCTGTGGAGGATTTTGAAACAACAAGGTATTCACATAACAAATGGTTAACAGTAAATAATGAACCTAAGACTAGTACAACGCATGAATTTTCATTTTTTAATCGGTCTATTGATGTAAGTAATACTACACCGGCAAATACTAACTTATGGGTTTCTAGTTACAATTATATTGACCCTTCAGTCTACCCAACGTATAGTGGAATATCATTTACGAATAAAGAAATGTATTACTATGCGAATTCATTTAGAAGAAGTTTTTTTAAGTTAGATTTTTATGATTCCACACAACCTGAAAATCAAAGATTGTATTTTACGGTAGTAATACCGACTCAACAAGGTGAGAAACAAGGGGTGGATATTGGAACGCCAAGTGTACCTAAACCTGTTATTATTAGAACACCAACATTTAATTTAGATTTTACGGGAGATAAAGAAGGTTACTTTATTTATTGGTTAAAAAGTCGAGAATATATAGATATTAATACTTTTTATATGTCTGCCAAATTTTTTAATGCTAAACTAGGTCAATTTGTTAGAATGATTAATCGACCACAATCAGGTATGAGTGAGAAATTTAAATTTAATAAACCCGAATACTTTTATTATAAAGTCGATTTAGATGTTGATAATTATGAGTATGAAGTATTTGAAGGATATGGTTTAGGTAATCGTGTAGGTCAATTAACTAATGGGATAAAATGGTACGAATATGTTAATCCACAATAATGGAAGATAAATATTACATAAAGATTTCGCCTGAATCAATAAAAGGTGACGTTATTACCGAATACTTTAGTGGAAATACTTTTGGTGTTTATACTGGTATGACTCAAATATTGAGTGGTGGTACAGATGGTAGTAGTTTACTAACGGGGTTAACGGTACCAATAGTTTTTAGACAAACATATGAAAACTACGGTTTTTATACTCCATTTGATGGGTTCGCCATACAACAAGATGTGGTGTCTAATTTTATAACATCTGGTGACCCATCTAATCAAAACGCGATAAGGTTATTTAATACGTCTGACGAATTCAAAGGATTTTTAAAGTTGTCTGACTATATTGTTGATTGGGGTGACGGTTTTAGTGAACCACTAACTTCAAACGCTCCACAATATTTGTCACATATTTACCCTAATATGACTTCTAGTTATGTTATAACATTGACTCAAAATAATCCATGGGGTCAAACAATAGTCGAAAAAACAGTTTATATTCCAACAACAGGAGTAACAATTACTAATCCTTATGGTAATATTACATTTACACCACAAGGTGGTAGTTGGTCAGGGATACCTATTAGTTACGATTATATATTTACGGGAGATAGTTCTAATACGGTACAAAGTCAAACATCTAATAATTTTACCACAGTACCATTTATATTAAGTGGATTTAGTTCTTCAAGATTATCTGAACTTAAATTATATGGTAATACTCAGTTTGATATTACCACTACAGTGGTTAAAGGTGGTCAAGCTTTTGGTAAGGTTGACCAAATAACAAGTGGGTACACATCATATACAATCAATAATGTTCAGTACTACGATTACTTAGATGGTACCACATTATATGTCGCCGAATCTTCAGGTTTAACAAGTAATGAGTTAGTTGCGTCAGCAATAACCAAACAAGAAGTATTAATTAACGTAGTTGACTCGCCAGAAATACAATCTGAAATATTTATTGAAAGAGGGAAGCTTTCAGGGTTTGAATCACTACAAAGACTTGGGGAGGTGGATAACTTAGGTGACATGGTATCTTATGGGTATGGTTACTTTAGAATAAACAATAATAACGAGTAAAAAAATGGCATTAGGAACATACGGAACAGTACGACCAGCTGACATGTCTCCAGAGGATGTGGAGATAATTTTAAATTATACTCCATCAAGAGACGTTACGACAAATTTTGTTTTAACAAAATTGAACGCCGAAGATATATTAACACCTTATTTCCACAGTTCAACGACAGGTGGTAATGCTGATGTTGAAATATTAGGAGGTCTATATAATTTAAAACTTCCAGCTGAAGAATTTAATAAAATAGGAATATATACATTATACATAAGGCCTGTAGAGATTAGAACTACAATTACTGATTGTGGGGTATTATCATCATTACCTAATGTTAAAGGTATAATAATAGATTTAAATGGGGTACCTCAGGAATATCGAAATAGGTTTATTAATCAAGGATTAATAGGTTATCGTATCGAATATTTAAATAGTAACGGTACTAAAATACCTAATTTTTATAGGGTTGTTACCTCAGCATTTTATTGTGAACCAGTTGTGACTAATTTAAGTAATAGTTCACAGAAAGCGATTAGATATAGATATGTGGATGGGGGTAGTGATTTAATTTTCTGCACGGTTTCACCATCGAGTGCACCTTCTAATAAGGCAAACGCGACACCATTTATTGGTCAACCTAATCAAAATATAGTGATGACTAATACATTCTTCAACCCAATAAGCGTTGATATTGAATTAGCTGAACATGATATAGATACCTTAGCGATAGCTCTTTACGGTAATCAAACTAAAAGTATGGAAGATGGTATATACACAATGTATGATAGTAATCTTAATATTTACAAACAATATAATCTATTTGAAGTTAGAGATGAATTTAATGAGTTACTATACGAGGTTAGACAGGATAGGGACGATAATATAGATTTCAGTAAAAATTTCAACAATATAACTAATTAAGAATGGCAACAAATAACAACAATACTAAGAAGTATTTTTACCCACCAGCACCTCCAAGTGCGGACCAATCATTTTCACCCGATTTAGTAGGGCTTCAAGTGGTTGCGGGAGGGGGACTAACACAAGGTAACTTTGAGTTTTCCACTAATATTGTTGAAAAAGTTAATAGAACATTTGAGACAGGTGTCTTTAGTAATCCAATATCTTTAAAGGACCTTGATGTTGATAGTATTGAAGAGTCTCGTGCAATAGCGATAAAAAATTATAGAGTTTACCCTAACTATGACATTAGTCAGGTCACGAATTACGCACTTTATGGTTCGTTACAGAAAAGATTATCGTCATCGATTACGAGGATAATAAATTTCTTTCCTGCGTCAATACAAGTTAATCGACTTTTATTACCATCATATAGTAGTGCTAATACCGCTAATAATATAACGTTTGATAGTGTCGAACAAGTAACGACATTTACGATGGATGTAACTAGATTTAATAATCCTTTTGATATTGATTACTCAGTAAACGCCGCTCGTAATATATCGGTTAGACCGTACCCTTTAAGTCCTTTAAGAGATATGACAAGTAACTACAACAAATATGCGTTGTATGTTAATGATATGGAAACTGAATATCCGTTTGTTAATTTTATGGCGTCACAAAATGTTTCGGCGGGTACCGTTACGGTAAGTGTACAAGGTAATCCGTTTAGTGGATTAACTGCGTCTACGGATACGTTAATATTAAGACCAAATACGTTTCAAACTGAATTTACATTCAAAGAAGACTTTGATGAAATTGAAGACTTCCTACTAAATAGATTTAGTAACCCACCTTATACCTCAACGTTCGATTTAGTTGAAGAATCTGATGATGGTCAATTTATAAAAAGTAAAAAAAGAGTAACATGGCCTAAATTAGGTGTTTGGAATTTAGATATATCTACAGTAAGGTTCGATAATTATCTTACTCAGGTTAGTCAAATCGGGGAAGTTATTGACCGATATAAGACCGATTTAATTGTTAGATTTTTAACTACAGGAGCATTTAAAGACTTTGATACGGGAGATAAAAAAGTTGAAAAAGTACTACAAATATACGGTAGAAGTTTTGATGAGTCTAAAAAGTTTATAGATGCGTTATCGTTTATGAATTCAGTACATTATACGCCTCAAAATGATATACCATCTGAATTATTACAAAATTTAGCACAGACCTTAGGGTGGAATACTAATATCTCACCAATCACTAACGAAGATTTCTTAACCTCTATATTTGGTTCTAAAAATAAATCTATTTATTCAGGATTTCAAAACGACCCAACACCAAATCAGTTAAATTATCAGTTTTATAGGAATTTGATATTAAACTCAGCCTATTTGTTTAAATCTAAAGGTACTAGACATTCTATTGAGGCGATTATGAGAATGGTAGGAGCACCTAAAGATTTAATTGAGTTTAATGAGATTGTTTATATTGCTGATGGCCCAATAAACGTAAAAAGGTTTGAGGGTGAGTTCTTAAAAATGTCAGGAGGTACCAAAGTAGATGATGTACCCGCCTTAGACCCTTCAGTTGTTTATAATATACAGGGGATACCCTACACTGGATTTACGACATCAAAATACGTGACTCAAACTGAGGAAACTAGAGCCGATTACCCTATGAATAAATATGGTTACCCTCAAAGACCAGTAACTAATAACGAATACTTTTTTGAAAAAGGTGCGGGTTGGTATATTGAGACCCCTGACCATAGAGCAATTGAAAAACTTGATATTACCAATTCAACATTCACAGGTGCGAATCCTAGTATTCAGACCTCCTTGGAGACTTTTACTTACGGTCAAAAATATTTTGATAGATTTAGAAAATTTCCATATATGGATATTGGTTTTGGTCTGACCCGAACTATAGATAATAATAAGTCGTGGGACGATACTGAAACGGGTATAAGAAGAAACCGTAATGGGGAATATAATGCTTATTATGAAGTATTTGATGAAAAATTAGTACTTAACGCTAAAAATGTTGAATTGTATTTAAACATGGCTCAAGGTATTACTTACGATATATGGAGAATGTCAAGACGTTATAATTACCCTTTTCCATCGTCAGGGTTAACATCTCCTTACCCATCACCTGGTGGTCAAGATTGGACAATCATTAATCCATTACCGAAAGAAAAAACATTTTTCGAGTTTGCTCAAACTTTTTACAGTACATTAATTAATGTAAGAAACCGACAAACCATTAGTGATGGTGCGGTGAACAGTTATCCAACACTACAATCGATATATTGGAAATATTTACAATCCGATTCTGCGGTAAACATACCATCAAATCAATACACATACCAAAAGATGATTGATTTTACTTTAGGTATTGGTGACTATTGGACGAAACTTGTAGAACAAATGATTCCTGCTTCGACTATATGGATGGGTGGTCAGAAAATGGTAAATAATGTATTACAAAGACAAAAACATGTTTGGAGAAGACAAAGAGGGTGTCAACTTATACCTGTGGATTGTATACCTTGTGTGTACTACGGTAGGTTATTTGATAATGATTGTATTGATGAAACATTAACATGTGACGTTAACATTAATTCAATACCAACATTACTAACTAATAGTATAAATAGATGTCTGGCTAAATCAGGTTATACGATTAATGATTGTATTCAGAATACTTTAACTAGTAAGTGGTTTGTTGATGTAAGATTAGATTCCACGGTTTTAGTACAGGAAGAATTTTATGAGGGATTTGGTGGACAAGATTATCCGACATTTTCTCAGTGGATTAATGCATTGAATGAT